GTAATCATTTGCATAATATTTATATGCACCGTCAAAGTACCAGTTGTAACCAACTGCGGTTTGCCCTGCTGACCCTGCAAATGCACTGCGTACCGCTTGCAATGGCTTAAAATACGTCCACGCACTCGGCGTGACCCCGAGGCCGAGGTTGCCGGAGGCGTCGAACGTCATACTATTCGTCGTACCGGCTACAAACGAAATGATTGAGTTTGATCCCGCGCCGTATGCAGAGCCGTAAATGCCAATGTAAGCAGTACTATCTGAGTTTGAAATGAATGACCGACCTGTTGTTGCAGGGCCGTAAACGTAAGTCGTCCCAGACGTACCAAGTTTGATATTTCCCGCAACCGTTAACTTCTCGGTCGGACTCGCCGTGCCGATGCCGACATTTCCGCTGCTCGTTGCAAGGAAAGTATTCCCGCTGATAGTCAGGGTGGTGCCAAGAAGATTCGTGATCGTGGCCGAAGAGGAAGTTAAAGTGGTGATGTTGGCTGAGGCGATGCTCAGGTTGCTGATGACAAGGCTCGTCAGCGTGAGGTTCGTGATCGTGGCAGAGGTTGCTGACAGGTTCGTAATGGTCGCAGAATTAGAAGCAAAATCTGCAATGTAGTTAAGACCATTCACTACGTCCGTACCGTTGGACGTAAGTACAACCTTCTTGCCAGTCGGAACCGATACACCCGTCTGGCCCGACACCTTCACCGTCACAGCGCCGGTCGAGTTGTTGAAGATGAAGTAGAGTTTCTTGTTGGCAGGGACGATCAGGTTGGTGTTGGTACCACCCGTGCCGGTCAACTCAATGTACATGTTACGGGCCACACCTGTGGCACCGTTCGGGATGGTGATCGTCGTGTCCGTACCCGTGGATACAGCCTGAGTCACATAGCCTGAAATGGCCTGTTCGATCAGGGTTCCGAGGTTGGTATTTGTGGTATTACCCCACGACCCGGCTTGGTCGCCCGTGCCGATGAGTTCGATAGCAAGATTAGTGCTGTAAGTACTAGCCATTTTTCATTACCTCACGCCGCAATTTGTGTCCAATTTGGATTCTGCGACGTACTGATTTCGTTCCAATTCGCCGTTTGAGAAGTGCCTATCCCAGTCCAATTTGCATTCTGGTCTGTATTAATAATAGTCCAGACGTTTACGGTACCTACAACACCGGTTGCCGATACCCCAGAGACTACAACATTTGCCCCGGCGGATGTAGTAACCGAGCCAACGGCACCGGTAGCCGAGACCCCCGTAACAGGGACAACGATGCTAAGAAGAACCGTAACATTGCCAAGCGCCGTGGTGCCCTGTACGCCCGTGACGGACAGAATCTGATCCGTGACGACGAAGACATTCCCAACCGCCCCTGCCGCTGCTACGCCACTGACCGCTGCCACAGCCGCCGCTGCGACAACTACGTCACCAACCGCACCTGTCCCGGTAACGCCCGAGACAGCGACATTGGCAGCAGCATTGACGGTGACGGTACCTACCGCCCCAGTGGCCTCAAGCCCATTGACCGGGACATTCGCCGCTGCAACGACTGTTACCGTGCCAACCGCACCGGTAGCCGAGACGCCTGTAACTACAACAATCGCAGACGCGGCAATACTTACCGAGCCGACTTCTCCAGTCGCGGTAACATCAGAATGCCCTACGCCCCAACCTTGTTCGCCCCAGCCTACACCGGAAGCGTTCCAACCGTCGAAGGCGACTATGACGCCTGCCACGGCCCTTTGCCTAACTTAATTAGGCGATACGAAGGATCGCGGTCGTCGAAGTCGCAGCCGGGAACTGGATGGTGAAGTTACCAGCGGTCGAGGTCTTATCCCCGCCAAACGCCAGAACCGCAACAGCCTTGTTACCCTGAGTCGCGTTGTAGATCAATGCACCGTTGGAAGTCAGCGTAGCACTGTCCCAAGTGATGTCATCGAAGTCGAGCCACGCAGTCGTGCTCGTGAAGGTCGGAGCCTGCGAGATCGTCAAGGTCTTGCCACCCGCCACGTAGTTCGTGCCAGACGAAGACACCTCATTGGAAGTCGTATACGCCGTTGTGGCCGCATCCAACGAAGCCGAAGAGGTGTACAAGGCAATCTTGAAGACATCCGCAGCCGTCGAAGCACGGACAACGCCCGAACCAAAGTTGTGGAACCCGTCAAGGATTTCAACCTTGAACGAAGTCACCATAGCCTGAGTGATCGCCATTCTTAATCTCCAAGACGCGAAGCCGCGTCACTGAAACCATTTTCGTTCAAATACCGTCGCACATTCATCCTTTCAGACTCCTGCGCTTCTTGCAGGTACTTTACCAGCACCCGGTTTAGTTCTTCCTGCGTTTGTATACGAAGGATGCGGGCTGTCGCCCGTTCAGCAATCTCTTCCGGGGTATAACCCCGGTTGCTCGTTGTCTGGACAAACACGTTGCCCAGACTCATGTCGCCTGCAAAACTCATGTCACTTGCACCCTAACCTGACCAGAACGATATGCATCCTGACGATCCAGACCATCACCAAGACGCTTCAACTGCGCTACGGCTTCCTGATACTTCTGGTCGTAATACTGCATCATGTCCTGTTCGCCCTTGAGGTAGGTGTACGCCTCACGGAGCGAGCCATAGAGCAGCACTGTCTCAAAATTATCCCCGACCCATGACGTACCTGCCGTCACGATTGAAGCCGGGTAATAGTAATAGTGCAGTTCAGCCGTGTACGCGAGATCCGGGGTCGGCCCAAGAATCATGCTGGTGTTGTTCCAAATCGCGTAATACTTAGGCTTACCCGTGCTATTGGGTGGCGGGTACGAAGCGCGGATGAAGTTCACATCCTTGTTGAGCAGATACTCGTAGTCGCCCGTAGTAGGGTCAATCACCGCCAACGAGAACGTTGAGAGCCAGTCCGAAGGCAACTGGAAGTACTGTAAGTTAATGGTCATCGTCCCAGTCACGTTCTTGCGAATAGCAGGAATCTGAACGGAGTTATAGATCCGCTCTTCAGCCAACTGCACGAACGTTGGGATATTGGAGACGAACGAAGACTCTGTGCTCTCACAGTAATCTTGGATCAACGTCACCAATGCCGAATAGTTCACGGCGACCAGCCCGACCTGTACTTCATGTTGGTTTCAAGGTTGATCTGCGAGACGAACTTAGTGCCCTTCGTCGCAGCACCGGCACCCTTCATCTTCATGTGGGTGACGCCCTTGTTCACATCCTTCTCAGGGTAGCCATTGCGACCCGTTGAATCAGTGTTGGGCTTGATCTTGTTCATGTTGTTCATAAGGCTTACCTCGGGCCGCTGGAGCCACGCATCGGGCTGCGCTGGTTCATCACCTTCGCCATGCCACGACCGTACTTCTTCATGTCGGTGTTGGTCTTGCCGCCAGCACGCATCTTCTTCGTACCATGCATGGCACGCTCGTGCTTGCCGACTTCTTCTCGCGCAATCTTACGCATACCATTCTTCATCTCAATCTCCTAGGTCGTTACGACCGTTACAGTCCCTACTTCACCCGCCGGAGCGAGCGTATTAGGGGTCAACCCTACATCGTAGGAACTCGCCCCGCCAACCGGGTTCCAGCCCCACTGGATCATTCTACTACCGCCTGCGCCGTTGTTGCCTTCTTCAAAGTAACTCAGGTCAGGTCTTGGGTTCCTAAGCGCCTGCGGGTCGTCCACCGGGTAGAGGCCCAGCGACAACTGCGGCTGATCAGGCTCCCAGCACTCCGGGCAGACCAAGATGTTTACGTTCTTGGTCTTGATCACCAAAGACTTCAACTGACGAAGTTTGTACCGGAATCCGCACCGGTCGCACTCCGCAATAGCGTGTTTGCCACTTGCAAACCGATTTGGCATTAGTAGCCACCCAAGAAACTCTGGCGGGGCACAAACCGCACTGCCGCCTTCTCCCGGTCTTCCCCTGCCGCCAAGTCCCAAGCCTCGTCGTACTGGGCTTTCAGGATCTGTGTGCGGGCATCTGCACCCGGAATCTTCATGGAGAGCATGTAGGCCAGCCCCGCTACCAAGCAGGGCATAAACCGGAACGGGATGTCCTGACCGTTAGAACCCACACCGGGGTCAAACATCCGCACAAGGCGCGTGTAGACGAGCGTCCAAGTGGTCGTGTTATCAGGCTTCGGCCATACCGTGTACTGCGGGTACACGATGACGTTATCAGCACCCGTGGCTCCAGTACGCCGGTTGATCCAGATCTGGATGGGGCGACCCGTCGCATTCTTGTTCGGGATGGAAAGATACGTGCTGGAGGAGATACGCGAGATGTTGATGTCCTGTTGGTTCGTTCCCGTGCCTGTGCGGATCACATGGTCAAGCAGGTCAACCGTATCGACAGGAAGGTCATACGTGCCTTGGTTGTAGGTTAGGGTCTGCGTACCCGTCTCAAGCGTCCAAAGGTTAATACCCCGGTTCGCCCAGTCCATGAACAACAAGGCAAGGCTGCGCTTAGAGGTACGGAAGTCATAACCCGTACGCAACTCAGCCCCACAACGCTCAAAAGCCTCCTCAATGATCGTATTAAGATCAAGGTTGAAGTCGGTTGTGGCTGTAGTTTTGTCGGCCATTTACATCCCTCGCCGTCTGTACGGCTTCACTTTTTCTTTAACACCCTTGGGCTGCGCGACGAACTGCTTACCTTGGGCTTTCCCTTTACGCTTGGCAGCGGTGGTGCGGGCATACTCAGAAGGGCTGAGAGCCTTGATCGCAGCCTCTGGAAGATACCTTTCACCCGTGTCAGAAGATCGTTTACCACTTTTCGTTCTCCACTTCTGCTGTGTCCAAGCCTTGAGCGATTGCTGCGGGGCTTTCATGACTTATACCCGCCGCCCTTTTCCTTGTACCGCTTAGCCAACAACTGTGCCTTGCGGGCACTCCATTGCCCTGCTGCAGTACCCTGCGTGGCTGAAGCCTTGATTGACTCAAAGAGGCTCTTTCGCATACCGGGCTTGGTGTAGTTACCCGCCTGATTGACCTTGCTCTTTACCTTACCGCCCTCGGCATGGCGGATCGGCTTCCCAGTACCCTCAACAGGCTTGTCGTCCCCACGCCGCTTGGCGCGAGGGACTTTCCTAGGAGCGATCACACCCATGCCACGCGAGGGCATCATACAAACTTTCCTCGGGTCTTACCCCGGATTTCGACTCCACCGCCACGCACATACTTTTTTGTAGGCGATTCTGGAATGTCGTAGTTACTAAGTTTACGAACCATCTTTTTATACGGGGGGTTTTTCATGATATCCCACCCGGCTTCGTCTAAAAACTTTTTATCTTCGTCGGCAGTCCACGTGTGATAGGTTTCACCTTGCCATTCAAACGTTTCTCTACCAGCATTTTTAGCGGCTCTAAAGGCTTCTTTAAAAGTGCGCTTTTTGGGCTTTTCAAACTCCGGCGGGGCTTCTTCGTATCCCGTAGCGCCACCCTCTGCAAATTTCTTCACTCGCGGTTTAGGCATACGCGGCATACGAATCGAAGATGCCCCAAATCGAGACATCTTCTTTTTAAACATCCCTGCAGTGTATTTAGGGATGCGATTCATATTTAAATAATCCGGCCTCGGGTCTTACCCTTGCTGGCAATTCCATCAGCACGCTTGGAAGCGGAAGAATAAGCCGTACCGCCACCAGCCATCTTTTTGACACTG